GGATGAAATCGAAAGTTTGGCAAACGGGCCCCAAGGTTGTGCCCTCGATGAGGAACGCGATGTTCAGCTTACGATCGAGGAGGAGACTGACGATAAAGGGAAAGTCAGGTCTAAGATCAGGTGGATCAACATTCCTGGAGGCGCTGCTTTCCGCGATAAACTATCGTTTCAGGATGCTCGGATTAAGTTAGGAGCATTAAATCTCAAAGGTGATGTCAAGTTCAGACGTCAACAAACAGGAATCACGAACACACATAAACCACCAACTGATACTGCACCTCATGATGATTTACCGTTTTAATTAGGGGGAAGTATGGAACAAGGATCAAATAATTGGTTGGAATGGAGAAAGCAGGGAATCGGAAGCTCCGATGCTCCCGCAATACTTGGGTTGTCCAAGTGGATGACCCGCTATCAGCTTTGGGAACTGAAAACGGGAAGGGCTCCAGAACAGGTTACCAACTGGGCAATGGAGCGAGGTAATCGGTTAGAACCCAAGGCGCGGGCTCATTACGAGCTCCTCTGTGATCTCGATATGAAACCCACTCTTGTAATTCATCCTGAACATTCATTCTTGAGGGCCTCTTTGGATGGATACAACGCGGAAGCAGGACGGATCCTTGAGATCAAATGTCCGGGAAAAGAAGACCATCAAACAGCCATGGAAGGCCAAGTTCCTGAAGTGTACATGGCTCAGCTTCAACACCAGCTCTTGGTAACTGGAGCTAAGCAGGTGGACTACTTTTCCTTTGATGGTGAGAAGGGTGTCATTGTTCCCGTTACTCCTGATTCTGAGTTCCAAGAGAAACTGATGAAGGAGGAGTTCGCTTTCTGGGAGCTGATCCAGAAGGACACGCCTCCTGAGTTGGGTCCACGTGACTTCAAAACAATTAAGGATCCTACGTTTGAAGCATTATGCGGACGATACCGGTTACTTTATTCTCAACTGGCTACCATTGAGGAGGCCTTCCAGGCAGTCAAAAAACAGATTGCAACCGCAGCAAATGGTGCTCGGATTCGATGCAATGGCGTTCAGGTAATGCCGATCACCAGGAAGGGATCAATCGACTATTCTAAGATTCCAGTGTTGAAGGGGTTGGATCTAGAACCTTACCGAAAGAAAGCTTCGACCTATCTTGATGTCAGGATCAAAGAAGCGGTTGAGTAATGAACGTCATTAGCATCTTTAGTCGAAAGAAACTAAATGAACAATCCTACTGCCTCTGCACCGACTGCATGGATGCGTCGTCGGTGCCCTGTTGGAGGGATTGTGAAGAACCTCGAATGTGTCGAGGGTGTCGTAGAAGAGAAGAAGAGAGAAACAGCAATAGTTTTAAGGAAGAGAACAATTGAGCTGGCCTGAAGCAACCGTCATATGTGTTGGGATGATCTGTTTCGTGTGGTGGATGAAGATCATGTTTCAGTAGCGAATAATAAAAACAACATCGAGGGGGAGTGATGACAGAAGAAAAGAAGAAGGCAAAGGGAAAGAAGAAAAAGATTGAATTACATGTGGTGAGTCCTTATCTGAATACTGATGAAGCAGCTTTGTTTCTCAAGGTGAAAAAATCCACTGTGTATTCATGGATTCATAAGCAAAAGTCAATGAATTTCCCAGTCAGATATCACGGCAGGAAACCGATGTTTTTGATTAAGGACTTAGAGCAGTGGAGTAATGAAAGAACCGTTTAGCGAACGGATTCAGTAGTAATGAAATTTGAGGGTTTTTTAGATGGCTGTTACTAGAAGAAAGTTAAAGTCCGGGTTTGCTTATATTGTTCAAGTACGAGATCCACAAGGCGGATGGTATCCGTCAAAGCAATTCAGCAGAAAAGAAGATGCAAAAGTTTATGAAGGATCTTTGCTCGCTCAAAAGGCAAAGGGGCAAACAGCGATTCAAACTGAATTTCGAGGGGTAACTCTGTCAGAGTATTACCACCAAACCTGGAAAATTCAGGGCCGACCAAAGGTAAATGAGGGCTGGCGTTCAGAACAGGATAGAATGTTCAAGAACCATATTGAACCCTATCTTGGCAAAGCAGTCTTGGTGGAAATTCAAAAAAGGGATATTGCTAAACTTCTTGCGGAACTCAGGGAAGTAAAAGGCTTGGCTCCAGGAATGGTTCGGCATATCTATATTCTGCTTCACTCGATTTTTGAATATGCAGTCGATATCTCTGAAGTTAGAGATTTCAATCCAGTGATAAAGAAATTCAAACCTACTGTACAAAAGAAGGTTCCAACGTATCTTGGGCCAGATTTAGCTCGCCAGTTTTTAGAAACAGTTTCTGATCATTGGTTGGGACCCTCCATTTGGATCATGGTTGGTACCGGCCTTCGAGTCTGCGAGTTGATTGGGTTGCAACATGGAGATCTTGATTTGGTAACTAGGAAGTTAACTTTGCGTAGACAGTGGAATCGTAAAGGAAAGAAGATCTCTCCCGTCAAAAATAAACGAGCTGAAACCCCTATTCCGATTGCTTCTGACCTTGCTGAGTACTTGCAAAGGAAGCTATCACCCTTAGCGAGGCCAACGGACTGGGTAGTCCAACGGTGTCAGCAACCAGGTGAGATGGCATCGTACCATACCATCCAGAAGGCTCTAAAGGCCCTTTGTGCCAAGCATAACTTCCCGCTCCTTACTCCTCATGGATTGAGGCACACGACGTCGGGATTATGGAAAGAAGCAGGTGCCCATAGAAGCGACCTGCGCGAACTCTACAATCATAGCGACGATGCGACCACTCGCATCTATGATCACGAAGTTCCCGAACGATTGGACAACATCGGAACTCTAGTTGGTTTGACTAAGAAAAGGTCCCATCTAAAATTGATTCAAACAGTCGATTAAAACGAATCCTTCAATATCTGACTAATCAATAAACCCGCTTTTGGAGCCTCCCAGAAGCGGGTTTTTTATTAGAAAAATTGCGTTATCGAGTCAACATCCAAGTCAACAATTTTGGCAAAAAATGATCAAAATCAATCAAACTCAGCGTACAGAACCCAGTTTGAAAATATTTATTTCGACTGCCTGCATTAGGCTAAGCCTTTGATTTTATGCGATTTTTCAGGGTTTTTTTGAGGTTTTTAATGGTGGCTCCTCCGAGAGTCGAACTCGGACACCCGTAAGGATACACGATTTTGAGTCGTGCTAAGGGCGAAAAAAAGCTCGTGTTTTCGCGTGTTTTTGAAATCTTCATTTAAAAAGTCAACATAAAGTCAACATTAGTCGAAAATTACACTTCGCATCTAAAACTAGGCATTAATCAATCAAACTCAATATCAAGAATATCCATTTTCCCGGCCCAAATTTGCAAAATCAATTTGCCTTCTCCACACTCACTCAATAGCTAAAATTGACCCTCAATCTAAGCTAAGTCCTGATCGATCGCTACGGTCAGGACCACTCTCTCAGAGGGTCGGGCTAATTCGAAGATTGGGGGATAAGAATCAGTGACAAAGAGATTTACAAAAGGCTGGGTCAAAGCATGGAGAGATTCCCTGGACGAAGACCTGCCAGACAACGTTTGGTTATGGGGGATTTGGAATTGGCTCCTCCTGTCAGCCATATGGAAGCCGACTAAGATTCTCTGGAAAGGTAAGCAAAGAGAGATCCTACCGGGCACCGTCGTCATGGGTTTAGGGGAGCTTGCGAACAAGTGGGGGTGCTCAAAGAACACAATAAAACGGTGGTTAAAGTACCTGGAAGAGACCGGACGAATTTCTGTCGAAAGCTGCACACGGGGAACGCTCGTCTCGGTGCTACAGTGGGGCGTTTACCAGGCTCAAGACGAAAACACTGAACGCGAACTGCACGAAAACTGCACGCAAGCTGCACACGAACTGCACTTTAGTAAAGAATATAAGAAAGAAGAATATAAGAAAAAAGAAGAGAGAGAGACTCCGAGGATCTTACCAGAAGAAATAAAGCAATGCATCGAGGAATGGGGAAAAACTCTCTCTCACCACAAAATCCAGAAAGACCCTAGATTCGACGAATCAAGCATAGCCAGTCTCATCATCCGGAATGGATGCGAGAAGACTAAGCTAGCCCTCCTCGGTGCCAGATACGAGGAAGGATCTCCTACCTACGATCCTAGCAAGCACGTCAGTATCCTCAGACTCTTCAAGTCGGACATCTTCGAGACCTTCGTCAATCTTGGAGCCCAGAACCAACCCAGGGTGCGTCAATTCCACGAGGTAGAGGGGGAGGTCCTATGCTGAATTTCCGAACTATCGCCGAAGTATGGCCTATGGCGACGAAGGACCTAATCACTCCTCCGAGAGGGGTACCTCTCCCTTGGTGGCCTAGATTTACTGAATTCGTGGGAGGACTAAGACCTAACGAGTTAACCCTGCTCTGCGCTCCGACAGGTGCCGGTAAGACCCAGTTTTTGGCAAATCTCTCGGCCCAGCTGGCAGGGATGGACGTAAACCACTTCGTTGCCCCGGTCGAAACTGGGAACGTGGATTTCGTGGTCCGGGTGGTCTCCGCTTTGGAGAAAAGGGATCTCAACACCGGCGACTCCTTCGCTGATCATGAGATCAAAAAACTAACTGAAAAGAACCAGTCTCTATTTGAGAAAACAATCTTGATCTCCACCCATGACAACCGCGTTGAGATCGAAGAGATGATCAACACCCTGAAATACATGTGGCAGGAGTATGGCTGCAAGGTTGCGATCTTGGATAATCTCAATTTCTTTCTCAAAGTGGTCTCCTCCCAGCTTGAGAAGGCCGAGATGGATAACGCGATTCATGAGTTTGTGATCCTGGCTAAGAAGCTTCCGATGCATATCATCCTAGTCGTTCATCCTAGGAAGACCTTGGACGGCAGGGTTGAGAGTGAGTTTGACATCAAAGGCAGCTCCACTGCTGTCCAAGAAGCGGCCAACGTCTGCCTGTTCAATCGTCCTAAGAGCAAAGATATCGAATCGGGCAGGTACCAATCCACGGATCGTGAGCTTGTGTTTCGGAAAATTAGGAAGCGCGGTACCTACGTCGGCAAACCTATCTGGTTTGGATTCATGCAAGGCCGCTACCTGGAGATGCGATAATGAAATTCTCAGAAGCCCTAGAACAAATCAAAAAGGCATATGTACCTGGGACAGTGGCTCACTACTCCGCCCAGAATCCTGACCCATGGCAAAAGGCCCATGATGACATGGAAAAAATTCTTCTTCTCAAAGATTCAAGTCTCCTTGAGCTTGGGATTCAGAGATTTGCAAACCAATGCCTCTCTCTGATTGAGCAGTTTAAGCAGTTAGGAATTCAACCCGCCCAGCTTGATGCCGCAGATGGCTTTCACATGGGAGAGAGCAAGATTAATCAGTATTACAGCAGGAAACACAAAACCTGCGTGAAGTGTGAGAAGCGGGCAAAAGATCTCAGAATCGTCCCAGTCGAAGGAGATGATCTGAATGTCGTTTTAATTTGTGGTCAGTGCAGAGGAGAGATGAAATGATCAAATATTCTAAAGAACATGAACAAGCAGTGATCGATATTTTTATCAAGATGAATGGTAAAACCCTTGAGGACATTGCGAAATATCTTAATTCTCAAGGACTTCTAACAGCCCGAGGGAAGCCCTGGAAACTCTCTTCGGCAGCCAATTTTTACTACACTCGAAAAAACCGAATTAATGGAACAGCTACTCCATCGGTATCTCGTTTAGTTGTAGAAGCGTTAATAACTGAGCCATCGCTTAATGACCGACAAAGGGTCAAAATGATCGAGGCTTATCTAAACGCATGAGAAACAAATACAACGCTGTCAGGTCTCGCTCCAGCGATGGGCGATCCTTCCACTCTAAAGGCGAAAGAGATTGCTACGAGATGTTGAAGCATATGGAGAAAGAGGGAGCTATCTGGGATCTTGAATGCCAGGTCACAACGAAGTTGACGGCAGGGATTACGCACAAAACGGATTTCAAATGTTGGGACATCAAGCGTAATGAGCCCTTGTGGATTGAATACAAGGGCTTCGAGGATCAGAGGTGGCGATTAATCAAAAAGTTGTGGAAATTCTACGGCCCTGGACGTTTAGAAATTTGGGCAGGTTACGAATGGAAAATGCGACTCATTGAAACAATCATTCCTGGGCCGCGCCAGGATATACCGAATTTTCAAAAGCAAGACGGCAAGGTTTAATTGAACTAGTAGAGTGAATAGTAAGAAGCGATCATTCAATGGCGGTACCGTAGAATTGAAAATTCGGGCATATCGAAATGGAGAAAACTCAAATGAACACAAGTGAACGTTGGGCGGTTATTTTGTTACTTCTCCTTGCTGGTTTCTGTATCGGTTTCTATCTCGGAAGCACGGCTCCTTGAAAGTATGCCATTTAAAATATTGTTTACAATTTTGTTAACAGAAACCTTGTGATTCAATTTTTCGTGTGGCTAGGAAGAAGACCCGACACAAGGAGAAGCGGAAACGTCCACTCAAGAGTCGAGGTCGGAAGGTTCGAGTCAAGTTGAGGCTCTGTCTCTGTTGCGATGAACAATTTCTAGCAAGAGGTCCATTTATAAGACTGTGTAACACGTGCAAGAAACGATTTGCTACGTACGACACATCTGAAGAGGCTGAGATAGGAACATTTTGATTTGAATAAATATATATGAGTGCAGATCTTTGGTTACTAATTATATTCCTGTTCTTCATAGTCGTCGCGATTATCGGGACATCGGACCGTGAAGCGAATAACTCAGACAAGCAGATTATCGAAGAGAAACATCCAGAGGAAAACATCAATGAACCGGATAGTGAATTACATAAAAGAAGAGGAATTTAAATTTAATCCAGACTTCAAAAAGCACCCAAGTTTAGGAGTATGGTGTCATCGTGAGGGCGAAATATATAGCGCGAAAACAGGGAAACCCAGAAAGTGCTTTAGTTTAAGAAACAGAAAAGATGGGTACTTAGAATTATCAGTTAAGCGGTCTAGTTATTTAGCTCATAGAATTATTGCTGAGGCATGGATTCCCAATCCAAATAATAAGCCGAAAGTGAATCATAAAAATGGCGTCAAAAGGGATAACCGAGTTTCAAACTTAGAATGGGTTACTCAGCGTGAGAACATAATTCATGCGAGAGATGAGCTTGGGGTTAAGTTTGGAATTTCAGGATTCAATTCTCCGAATGCAAAAGCTTCAGAAAAAGACGTCAGGATAATGATTCGATTGTGGAAATCTGGATTTACTCAACAACAAATTGGAGAAATTTTAGAACTATCGCTTAACACTGTGAGGAGACACCTTGAAAGACATCGTTTGGGTTAATGTAAATAAACTAAAAAACAACCCCCGCAATCGTAACCACCACGGTCAAGAGCAAATAGATAGGCTTTGCAGATTGATTGAATTTCAAGGTTTTCGAGTGCCAATTATTGTTTCAAATCAATCCGGTTATATTGCCGCCGGGCACGGCAGGTTATTAGCCGCCAAAAAACTAGGGATGAAAGATGTACCAGTCATTTACCAAGATTTCGAATCCGATGAATCCGAGTACATGTTCGGTGTTTCAGATAACGCTATTGGCGCTTGGGCTGAGTTGGATCTTTCTGGGATTAATTCCGATATTGCTAACCTTGGCCCTGATTTGGACATTGACCTGTTGGGCATTGAGGATTTTGTACTAGAGCCTGCCGAGAAGTTTGAGGCGCAATGTGATGAGGATGAGGTTCCAAATGTTTCCGTGGAATCGATATCGAGGCCCGGAGATTTATATGTTTTGGGTAATCATCGCCTTATGTGTGGGGATTCTACTTCTATCACTGATGTTGAACTTCTGATGAATGGCGAGAAGGCGGACATGGTGTTTACTGATCCGCCGTATGGTGTTGGATTTAAATATAGCTCACATCAGGATAAAGGTGGAGAAAAGTACGCTGATTTCATGCGTGAAATTTGGCAGACGCTCTCTACTATGAATTGTCCAATAGTGCTGACACCTGGAAACAACAACGTTGGTCTATGGTTTAGTTTTGCCGATTTTAAGATGGCTTGTTGGGTGAAGAAAAACGCGATGAGTCCTGCTTCAATTGCACATCTAAACGTTTTTGAAATTCTCCTTTGTTATGGAGTTAATCAAAAAAGGAATACAGACCTATTTGAATACGCAGTAAAGCAGCAATCAGACGTTGGAGATCACCCTTGCCCTAAGCTTTTAGGTTTAGTTGAGGATGTCATTGAGTCATGGGCACCGCCAAGGGCTCTTTTGTTTGAACCTTTCGGCGGCTCAGGCTCCACTCTCATCGCCTGCGAAAAAACCAACCGCAGATGTTTCATGATGGAGATAGATCCGCACTACGTAGATGTCATAATAGCCAGGTGGGAGAAGTTCACAGGTAAGAAAGCGCAGCTCTTAAATCCCGCGGCCAGGGACGGCGTGAATACGCGGGGTGAGCAGGAGGCGAGCGGATAAATGAGCACGTCTTTAATCCTCCACGCAGACTGTCTAGAACAGCTTCGAGAGATGGAATCTGATTCGGTTGATTCCTTGATCACGGATCCGCCAGCTGGAATTTCGTTTATGAATAAATCCTGGGACTCAGACAAGGGCGGATCTAAGCAATGGATCTCCTGGATGAGTGAAGTCATGAGGGAGTGTTTACGCGTGTTGAAGCCCGGTGCTCATGGGTTGGTATGGGCAATTCCTCGCACGTCTCACTGGACTGCGACGGCTTGTGAGGAGGCTGGGTTTGAGATAAGGGATGTCGTCACACATTTGTTTGGGAGTGGGTTTCCTAAGTCACTGGATATCAGCAAGGCGATTGATAAGGCGGCAGGAGTGGAAGGGGAAATTATTGGGAAAAATCCAGCTTATAGGGAACGACAGTTAGACCATGATGCCAGCTGGCCAACACCGATGCGACCGGAATTTAAAAGAGGAGCAGCAACCCCCGAAGCCAAACAATGGCAAGGCTGGGGAACTGCGCTTAAGCCGAGCGCGGAATTCTGGTGGTTAATCCGCAAGCCGCTGAGCGAGAAGACCGTTGCCGCGAATGTGCTGAAGTGGGGTGTGGGTGGGTTGAATATTGATCAAAGTCGCATTGGGACTACCGATAAATATTCTTATGAAAGAACAGGCGGAAGTAAAATACATGGCGGGGGAATGGACATTGAGCGTAGCGCTGAATCCCATCCCCAAGGCCGCTTCCCCGCCAACCTAGTCCTATCCCACAATCCCGATTGCGTGGAGGTGGGGACTAAGAAGGTGAAGCTGAATGGAAGCGGTAAGTGCTCCGGGAATACAACTCCTGATAAATCTATGTTTGGTATCGGCAGTCATGAGCTATCTCACGGTAACGGAGACGGCACGGAAACCGTAGCAGCTTGGGAGTGCACCCCTGGCTGTAGCGTCGCAATGCTGGATGAGCAGAGTGGGATCAAACAAGGGTTAGGCAAAGTCACTATAGGTGGCACTCCAAGAAAAACGACAGGCCATATCGCTACTGGAAGCCCTGATAGATCCAAAGCTTTAATGAATTACGGAGACTCAGGCGGAGCCTCCCGCTTCTTTTATGTGGCTAAAGCTTCCCGATCTGACAAAGGTGAAGGCAACGTCCATCCAACGGTCAAAAGTACCAAACTCATGCAATACCTCATCCGTCTGATCACTCCTCCTGGTGGACTAGTCTTAGATCCATTCGCTGGAAGCGGATCAACAGGTGTTGCTGCTAAAAAACTGGGATTCAGATTCATCGGAATAGAAAAAGAAGCTGACTATGTGGCTATTGCAAACGCGAGGATGGAAGGATGACTCAAAGGAAACCAAACTTAAATAAGATCGTGGCTCAGATTGAAACCTTAACAACGACCATGCGTGCGCTCATTCAGATTCTAGAAAATCGCGGGTTCATCCAGCAGGTAACAGCTTCTGGGATGATGGATTCATTGGATGCTGCGAAGAAACAAAAGGAGAAAGTAGATGAGTAAATTTCTAATCATCACAATGGGAGGAGCTCTGTTGATCTCTTGCGCTACTAATCCCGTCTATACGGATTGTGAGATCATTGGAACATCAAAAGAGGGAAGAGTCCTAATCGAGTGCGAAGAATAACGGAACAAGGTTATGGCTAAGGTTGGAAAAAAACCCACATACAATAAAAACTTTCACCCAGAAGAATTTATTCGTCTGTCGGCTCAGGGGAAGCACAAAACACAAATCGCTCGTGACTTTGGTGTTCAACGACAAACAATCAATCGATGGATCAAGAAATATTCTGAATTCGGTTCCGCCGTAAAAAAAGGGAAAGGAGACTGCAAGGCCTGGTGGATCGATCTTGGTGTGGCCGCCATGTTGAATAAAGCCCGCGATGCTCAGGGTCGCCCGGTGAAAGTGAACCTAGGTTTCTACGTTTGGCTCACAAAGAATCTATTTAAGTGGAGCGATAAGATTCAACAAAAATCAGCTCAAACGCATGACGTCAAAGCTGATTTAAACGTGTCATCTAAAATCACAAGAGAGTTGATCGCGAATCCTGAATCATTTTCTCTTCTTGAAAAACTAGCGGATCGAATGGATGAAATCGCTGGCAAGCGTTGATGGCGTTGTTAGAACGCTACACACTCTCACACCTGATAGGCTAGCTGAAGATCTCTCGAAAGGTCGGTTCAAACGCTACAAGCATATTCAAATGTTAGGGCGCAAACTGGCTCAAAGCATTTCACGTGGAAACGCTAGGCTTGTGATTTCGATTCCACCAAGACACGGAAAGAGCTGGCTCATATCGAAGTGGCTTCCCGTTTGGGATCTCACGCTTGCTCCAGCTGATAATATTATCTTGTCATCCTATGAAGCGGATTTTGCGTCTCAATGGGGTAGGCAAGTAAGAAACCTAATTACTGAGAATTCAGACAAGCTTCAGATCAAACTGACTGAGGATTCAAAAGCTGCGAATCGATGGAACACACCTGAAGGTGGCGGGATGGTTACAGCTGGGATTGGGGGGCCCATCACAGGACGCGGTGGAAACCTCCTAATCATCGATGATCCGGTCAAAAACTGGGAGCAAGCCGTATCGGATGTCTATCAGCGCAAGACGATTGATTGGTTTAATTCGACTCTTTACACGAGAGCAGAACCGAACGCTTCGATCATCTTGTTAATGACTAGGTGGCATCAAAACGATTTGGCGGGCTATCTATTGAGCGAGCACGAGGACCCTTGGGAGGAGATAAGGCTTCCCGCTCTTGCTGAAGAAGGAGACCCCTTAGAGCGCAAAATAGGAGAAGCCTTGTGCCCTGAGAGATACAAAGCAGAAGACCTCCACAAGATCAAACTTGCTGTTGGTTCAAAGATGTTTAATTCCCTCTACCAGCAACGCCCGACACTGGAAGAGGGAAACATCATCAAACGTCAGTGGTTGAAATTCTACATGCACGCATCAGGGTTTGAACGGACGATCATCACTTTAGATGCGACGTTTACAAAGAAAGCCGATTCTGATTTCGTGGTCCTTCAAACTTGGGGAAGAAGAGGTTCCGAGAAATACCACCTTGATCAGATCCGCGATCGGATGGGGATCACAGAAACGATTCAAGCATTGAAAAGTTTATCTGCGAAATGGCCTGCAGCCACACTCAAGCTAATCGAAAACAAAGCAAACGGTCCTGCAATAGAAGATCTCTTGAAAAAAGAACTATCAGGGATTGTCTTGTGGGAGCCGCAAGGGGATAAAGTTTCGCGTGCAAACGCTGTTGCTCCCCAGTATGAAGCAGGAAACGTTTACTACCCACACCCTAGCATTGCTCCTTGGGTGAACGATCTAGTTGAAGAGGTTGTGAGTTTTCCAAACGGCTCACACGATGATCAAGTCGATGCCATGACAATGGCGCTTATTCGATTAGAAGAGGACATCTCGCACGGGGTGGGAAGGATGAGAGTCATTCGGAGGTGAAGAGGGAAATGAACGCTGATCTTCCTAAAAAAAGCATTGAAATAACAAAAATGATTCTGGTCGAACTTGGATTGGAGGAGAAGTGAGAGATATATTTTGTATTTAAATAAATTTATAAATTGGTCATTTGATACTTTCGGTATCTGGACATTTTGGGCTTGGGCAGTTAAAAATAGCAGTCGCAAAAATATAAAAGTTGACTGGAAAAGTGCCTTAAATGAGTTAAATGAAGCATGGCATTTATTTCAGTTATCGACCTGTGATTTTGAAATTGTACTTAGCAAAACCATACCGGAGGAGAAGTGAAAAAAACCTACGCAGATGAATGTTTAGAGAGAGCGGAGAAGGCTACGGAAGGGCCATGGTTTTTAGTTTCAGATCTCCCAACTTACGGTGTCGCTGCACACCCTCATTTGAATGATCCGGTTATAACAAAGAATCGTTTATATAGAGTACCGACGAGAACGAATTTTGGTTGTTCTGAAGAAGACGCCGAATTCATCGCCCATGCCCGCGAGGACGTCCCGGAGCTGGCTAGGCGGTTGAAGATGGCGTGTGAACAACTTAGACGTGCAGAACGCGACACCTGGGAACGCAAATACGGTGATTTAGCCGACGAACTCGAAGCTATTCCGGAGGAGAAGTGACCATCGTCGTTTGGGGTTTGATCACAATTGATGTTCTTATTGCGTGTTGGATGTTCTACTCCAATAAACTGCACAAGCTGCATAATGAATCAACCAAAATCCTATTTAAAAAAATAAACCGACTCGAAGATATTGTGAGGGGAAGTGAAAAAAATGACCACTAAATTAGATAAAGTATGGGCAGAAAATATTAAAGATGGAGTCAATGCTTTAATTCTTGAAATTGAGCGTCTTGAAGGTCAAGTGGGAAGAATTGAATCGGACTTAAGTCAAGATTCAGTTGAATGGTTTATCCGAACTCTTCCGTTTGAAGACCCTCAGGATATCCACAAAACTTTTGTCGCTGGAAATATTAGAAATTTTGCTAATTATCTTTTTAGAAGGCTCCAACTTCCACCGGAGGAAAAGTGACGAGGTTAACTCCAGAACGGGAAGCGGAGATTCGGAAATACCTTCGAATAATTAGTGACCCGTATGCCAAGTTCCCGTCTGCAATGGCTTCTGACTGTGAGTTACTTCTTTCAGAAATCGACGCCCTTCGAGTAGAGCTTAAATACTATATGCATAACTATGAGAGTCAAAAGCGCGTGATTAAGATTCTCAGGGAACAGGTGGAAAGGTTGTCGCAAACGACAGATGAAGGAAACGTGTCGCAAAAAATGAGAAATAACGACAAATGACCAACAGCGGAGATCCAATTGAAACGAAATGTGATTGCTCCTATTGCCGCAATCCAACTGCGTTGGGGGTCTGTCACAAAGAGGCGATTAAGGCAAATTGGGATGCGATTAAAGACATGATTCGACCGGAGAAACACAACGAAACTAGAGACCACTATACTTTTGATGAATTAAGAGCATTCGGATGTCCAAATGATTTATTGATGCAATATTTTTTTTGTACCAAGAAAGAGATTGATCAGCCTATGGAAGAAAAAGAATACCTACTACAGTTTTTCGAATACAATCACCTGCCCTTACACCTGCAAGACTTCAGCAAGCCATTTCACGACCTGGCCCACGAGCTTTGCAAAATGTTACCGAAAAATCCTGAAAGAACTACGGCACTAAGAAAACTTCTCGAAGCCAAGGATTGCGCTGTACGGGCGCATATTTTTAAATGACCAGACTAACACCTGAGCGAGAAATGTATATTAGGCATTTGGCACAAAAACGATCATTTGGATGTTCTCACTGTGGTGGCGCTATTGGTGAAATTGATGAACTGCTTGCAGAAATCGACGCGCTTAGAGATGATTACGGAAATTCACTGCGCGATACTGTCGACTTGTTGAAAGAACGCGACCAACTCAAATCTGAGAATAAAGTACTTATGAATAAAATAGCCCAATTCACAATTAGGAGTGATGACCTAAGAAATGATCAATTTTAATAATATGACCAGGATCGCTGATGAAAAGACTAACACCTAAACAGGAAGCGCAAATTCGACACTTAGCAGCCGAGAATGACAAGCTCAAGGACCAGAAGTTATTTGAAGCGTCGTGCACTTATTTATTTCAAGAAATCGAAGCTCTTAAAGGTGAACGCGACCTATTAAAAAGCGCAATGAATGACAAAAACAGCGCTTACCAGCTTCTCCATGAGGCGTGCGAAGAGTTTAAAAAAGAACGCGATCAAGCCCGGGTACAACTGGGAGATGTACATTTAGAAATAGGACAGCTCAAGGCTGAGAATGAAAAGTTAAAAGAAGCAAACAATCATAAAACAATGTTGTTTGAAGTAGTTCGAAAAGAACGCGACGGAATGGCAGAAGGATGTGCAAAAGTTGGGTTAGAAATTCATAAACTCCTCGAACGCATTGAGAAGCTGAGGGAAACGCTAACTCGGATATCAAAATATTATGTAAGTAAAAGCGCTGGCGCCCAATTTATTGGGGCTAGAGCTGTAGAACTCGCCATGGAAGCCCTAGAAGCCGACGACAAGCTGGCTAAGGAAAAACGAGAACCCTGAATTGGTCATCTGCAGCTGTTGAGGGATAATAGGTTAAGAGGATGAACACCTATGATCCGTGGACTCTACGTTAGTATCTTAACCGATAAGATTGGAAGTTTTACACTTCCTAACATTGCAAAGGGGATTTTGGGAAACGCTACCAAAGAAGCCCAGTTCATTGGTTACGTATTTCAGTATGGTTTCAATTCTGTTTCAATTTATGATCTTGGAAAAATCCTACCCTCTCAAAGTTTATCAAGCAGGCTTTCGAACCTGATTAAGCAACTAAAAGCAAACGGAGTCGTGGAAGTTAACGCGATTGCATCGACGCTAAATGATGTAGATCTCATTAAGCGTTATAACGCTAGCCATCAGAATCATTTCGACGGTGTGGTCACGGAGCTAGAATTTTGGAACGCGGGCAATGGAAACACCGCCGTATTCAATAGCGCACTAGCACTCTTGGACGCTATCAGAGTGTCTAAGCTTGTTGCGTCCTGTTATATTGGTTGGTTGAATCTGATTCCAGGCATGGCAATCAATGCTGCGGCTTCGATTTTAGCAAACCATGCGGATCGAATTCTGGTTCATGCCTATGTGAAAGATCCAAGTCTTGCTTCAGGTTACATTCTTTCGCGAGTCACAGCTCTTCGAGCCGGAAACCCCAATGTTGATATCCGACCCATCTTCAGCGCGGAAGGGGTAGGCTTCTCAGCCGGGGATGAAATATTCATGGGCGACTACTTGAAAACCCACACGTTTACTCAATGTGAAGCTGCGTTACCTGGATTTTCCGGTTACCAATATTACGAGTATGGATTCTTGAGGGCAATCAAATGAAAGCTTTCTTAGAGGGATTCTTAAGTTCACTTCTCCTTTTGGCGGCCTTCCCCGTACTTGCAGGGATCGAAATAGCAATTGCACTGCGGGTGTTTCAGTGGACAATAAGACACTTATAAAAGCGAAGAGGAAATATTAAACATGGCAAATCAAATGTCTCACGCATACGGGGCCCCCGTTGCATCCGATGAAATCAATGGGGTTCTGATTCCTAAGGTGAAATTGATGTACGGTGCTAACGGAAGTGCAACTGATCTTTCACCAGCAAACCCGCTACCGACACAAGGAGCCAGTCAGAGTAGATCTGATACGTATACCGGAACAGCCACAGGAACAACCGTAAACGCCTCCAGTGCCCCTGTGAAGAGTTTTTCGATGGTGGTTAAGGGAACAGGTGCTGCAGCTACCTCATGGACGGTTGTGCTTGAGGGTTCGCTGAACAATGTAAACTTTACAACCCTTTTGACTCACTCCAATACAGACGGGGATGGGGTGTTGAAATCGACAACATCGAATTCTCCTGTGCTCTATTACCGCACTCGTTGCACGGCTGTGACGTTGGGAAGTGCTACGAATATCGTTACGACAATCTTAGGGATGGACTGAAATGAAAAAAGGTGATTCATGGTCGGGAATCACCTTTAACCGTCATTCAACATGGAAAGTTACTTGCTAACTTACCTTTGATTCTGTTCCTTCTTCAAGTTGTTTTAATGCTTCATCGAAAATTTGATCAAGTAACGGTTTAACGAGATTCGGTATATCCACGCCGAGCGATTCAAGCCTCAACCGTTTCTCGTGAGTTTCGACAGGAACACGCAACGCAAAAAGTGGATACCTTCTTTGATCTAGTAAGCTTCTTCTTGGAATATCCACCGGCATTTCAATTGCGATTTCGTAGACTCTTCTGTCATCTTGTGGACTCATTGGGGAATCATTGAAAATTAGGCTTCTATAGTCAATGTTAACCTTTTGTTAACAAAATTCTTCATGTTGAATGAGGTTCATGAAACAGAAGCCCGTTTCATTCATGGACTCGCCCAGATACCGCATCTTTACGCGAGATCGTGATCTTGCGTTGGAGGGGATCCTTCAAAAGTATTTGATCGCTTCTGGGAAGTGCCTTCAGATGATCAAGCAAGATGTAAAGAGGATTGCTTCAGATCTCGTGATCATTCCCCAAGGGTTAAATGCAAACAGACTCCATATTTTTGAAACCCGTTTAGATGCTTTGCTTCATAGCTCTGCTTCGGAACTCTATAGCCTTGTTCTTAACATCAGAAAAACGACCTTCACCCTGGCTAATTTAGCTGAGAGTGAGGCGATGGGTCGGGCCTTGGGGAAATCCCAAAAACATGTTTTGACGGGAACAAAGGTGGATAAAATTCTATCGCACCCTTCGCCGAGGGGCGGTCAGATGCACTCGCGCATAGAATGGCAATTGGCCAGGCTTAAAGGAAGGTTACTCGATGGCTTTCACCTATCAATGGTTCAGGAAGAAGCACTTCCTGAGATGCTAGATCGAATCGATAAGATCTTTCCTAAAGCATCGAAAGCCATAAGACCGAAGAAAGTTTTAAAGCACGCCGAAGCAGATGAAAAATCCAGATTCACGATCGGAAACTTTGGGACCACGGGCTACCTCGATGAGGAAGCTTGGAATCAAGTCGTTCATGATTATCTGGCCGATGAGATCCCCTTTCCAACCTTTGGGCGCACCATGCAGGATTATCAAATCGAAGACAACGTGCGCTTCTATGACTGGGAGATCGAACAAGAGATCACCCAGGATTTTGTCTATCGGGTAAGGGATGGGCAAGTCGATGCTGCCAACACGAATGGAATTGAGGACTTTGCCTGGATTGCGATCTTAGACAAGAACACTTGCGACGATTGCTGTGCTCCTCGCAACGGCTTGAGTAGTTCAGAAATTGAGTCAGCATTAGAGAATGGAGACCTCGATTCGGACGCCTGTGAAGCAATTGTTCCGCCCGCTCACATTAACTGTAGATGTATTCCAGCTCCGATGACGATGGATATGCCCGACGCGGTTCCCGTGTACCAGGGGAGCTTTGAAGATTGGATGAATGAAAGGCTAGCTGCATAAATGAAAGATCTTTTCGCAATCGACAACGAACAAGCTAGGGAAGAACACAAACAGGCCTACGCAAAGACGGTTCTTAATTCATGGACGTTTAAAGACAACAATCATGAAACTGAACCTCTCAAATTTAAATCTGCAACCTGTCTGGACGAGGCACATACCTTAGCCGAGCTGATTCACTTTGCGGAAAAGAACGATAAGGTTTCAATCGAAGGTGGATTTCTTCACCTCTTTGACAAGGGGATAAAGCGTCGATTTTTGAATAAAACGGCCATTGTCGAAGCACTGAAGGGACCCAAAAAGACGAATCACATTCAGGCGATTCGAGAATCATTCTCAGATTCATTCGCAACTGACGATGATTTTTCAGTTAACTCGGGTTTGATCGGTGATGATTACGTCCCTCTGCTCGGTGGCCCTTTTAATAAGAATCTACCCTATTATGACTATCTGCGTATGCACGCGCTGGGGTTTCATGCCTTTCACCATGACCCACTAGCAAAAAGAATCATCAACGTTATTCGAGATTTCACATTAGGTCGCGGTTGGAGAGCAGACACGGCAGGCAAGGATAAGGACGAGGCCCTTTCGGTATGGAGGGCATTTGAAGAGGTAAACGATCTTTATTCCTTGATGAACTTCGCCATCATTGAACTTTGCACCTATGGCGAGATCATGCTTTGGGAGCTTCCCAACAACCAAACCAAGATCCAGTACGACGTTACCAGTACCCAAAAGGCACCGGCAGGCATATTGCCTAGGTTTCGCTTGGTTGATCCATCAACTGTTTGGGAAATTGTAACCTACCCGGAAGACATTACCCGGGTGTTGTATTACCAGCAGATTTATCCAACCCAGTTTCAAATCTATTCAGGAACCGACGGGGGAGATCCTGTTCCGACCTCAAAGTTCATTGTGAATCAGATCCTAGCGTCTGAAATGTTACACTTCAAAGTCAATTGCGTCTCAAATGAGAAACGAGGGCGCACTATTCTTTATCCGATCTTAGGTTATCTCAAACGCCTAAGGGACTCGGTTAACTATTCTATTATTTCGGATCAAAAGAACGCCGCTTGGAGTATCGACACTACAATCGAAGGAGCCCAAAGGGATATTGATCAATACATCAGCGATCAAATGAGCGCGGGAACCATCCCGCCGGCTGGATCCGAATTCGTTCATACCGATAAAATTAAAAGAGAGTACCTAGCTAATCAAGCCCCCGCTGGGCGTGGGTCCCCTTCGTTTGAGTGGTGCATGTCCATGATCGCTGCAGGCTCCGGGGTTCCGGTGTCCTATTTCGGAACTCATTTATCGGGAGGTCAAACCCGCGGGTCAGCAATCGTTGCGACTGAACCTGTTGCTAAGATGTTTGAGCATTTCCAGTTCATCTTAGAACAGGTCATGAAGCGAATGGCTAAAAGGCTTTTCAAGAAGCTCGATCTTGATGCCGAGATTGAAGTCACTTTCCCAGAAATTATTACCCAAGATCGATCACAGAAACTCAAAGATCTTAATCTTGCCCAGCTCTCGGGCTGGATATCCCGTGAACGGGCTGCAACGGTTGCAGCGAAAGAACTGGGGTTCACCGATTATGAATATGAAAACGAACGAATCAAGATTGACCAGGAAACTGAAACAGATCCAAGCCTATCTGCGCCGCTTACTACGCCTGGAGGAGATGGAACATCCTCTGAAGAAGCCCCCCAAGCAACGTCAGCGGTCACAAGTCAAGACAGACGAGACATCAAAAAACAAGACCGAGGCGAAGGAGGGGGATGATGGTCAATAGCCAATCTTCGCATTGGAGTAACTTTGGAATGAGCTGGACTCCCGATACAACCCTAGACGACGTCTTAGAGAATCCGAACAAGTTTGGGGCTCCAACCTTTGAGGAGTTCAAACGGAATCGCGAGAAATATTTAGGGCGTGAAGATGACAAACTTGCCTTTGCCGATAGGGGCAGTACGATTTTAAGGAGAGATATTAAGAAGCACATTTACGAGATCGAAGGCTACCGGTGCAAGACACTAGAAGAAGTTGAACGCGTTGCTAGCTCACAAGGAATTCCACTTAAGCAGTTAGATTACAAGCCGGAACTGATTCAGTGTGGTGCAGGAAAGTACGATGTGATTGTGAAGTTTGTTCCCGACAAAGAACGCTCGAAGAGAGAAAGTTGGCATGGCTAAGGATAAACAGAAAAAGCAAAAGCCAAAGGACGAAAGTGAAGCAGGTTCAAGCAGCAGTAGTGCTCCTCTGTTGCGAAAAGGTGTTTTACCTCCGTCGACCTCGGTTAGGAAGCCGAAGGCCTCTAACAAGAAAGAATCTGTGCGCATTTCGGATTCATTCTGTGGGGGCTTTCGGTTTTTAGAAACTACGTCAGCCGATGGATTCAAACCTAAGGATAAGAACCGCTTCAAGGTTGTTTTGATCCAAGAGGGCTTAGGAAATTTGAAGGATTGCTTCTACTACACGAAAGAGGCGATTCAATCAGCTCCTCCTGTGTTTGAAGGAAAAAAGGTTTATGCTGACCATCCGGATGCACTTGAAGAACAAACGAGGCCCGAACGTTCGGTTAGAGATGTTCTAGGACACTTTGAAAATTGTCATGTCGAAGAAGGCATTCAAGGTCAGTCTCTTCTTGTTGGAGACCTTGTGTTGGTCAATGGTGCTTCTTTTGATTGGGCACGTGATCAGTTTGTGCATGCGCTTGAATACTCGGCCAAGTTCCCAAATCAGGATTTTATTGGTCTCTCAATAAACGCAAGCGGCGACGCCGTCACATTTGAACTCGATGAGTTCCTATCTCAAAATGAGATTCCTGAAGCTGCGCAAGCAAAACTATCAATGGCAAGCTCTCAAGGAGCTGATGAAGTAAGAGCTGTTAGGCAATTCACCGAGGCGGTTTCTTGCGATCTTGTAACAGAAGCTGGGGCAGGTGGAAAAATTCTACAAATGCTTGAAATGGAGAAACAAGTTATGAAGAAGAAGATCGAAGCAGAAGAAAAGAAACTCAAGGAATCAGAAGAGTCTGAAGAATCCACCGAAGCAAAAGATAAGAAAGAAGCGGATGAAAAAGAAGATGGCGCCTCGAAAGCAGATGATGGCGACGCTGATGGTGATGATGGTGCAGAGGATGACGACAAAGCTTTGATCAAAAAGAAGCTCAAAAAGCAACTAGGCGATGAATCATCTGATGACGATATGAAACAAGCTGAAGAAGCTTTCGGCATGATGAAAAAAGATGGAATGAATGAAGACGAAGCCGTCAAAACAGCTTGTGCCGCCGTTAAGTATATGAAGCAGCAAAAAGAAAAAGAAGCTGCCGAAGCAGAAGCAAAAGACGATGACGATGCTTCAAAAGCTAAAAAAGAAAGTTCACAGGGTTCAGCTCACGATTCTCAACTTGTGGCAAGACTACTCGGCGAAAATCTAAGGCTCAAGGGGAGGCTTGCTAAGGTGGAAGAAGCAAACAAAAAGAAGAGCATCGATGAGTACATTGAAAGTACTTGTGCAAAGAGCAAGCTTCCTCGATCAGTTACTAAAGTTTTCAAAGAATCGGTTGTCAGCGCGAAGTCCAAAACTGATGTTGATTCTTTATTCAAAATTTTCAGCGAAGGTTATCAGGCCCGAGGTGAGTCGGACGGCCTAACAGATTTTACCTTCGCACTTGAGAAGTCAGAGCCGACCATTAGCACTGAAGGTGCTGGGTCTTATTCTGATTGTGTAATCGATTAACAATTTATTTTCAGGGGGATTTAAACCATGGCAACAACTGCCTATAACAATATTAAACGAAATGTCGCTGGAAAGAGCGTCTTCGAAAGTGCGCTCAATGTGATCAGCTCGTCGACTACCTTTAACCAGGGGGATCAGCTGTATTTAGATACTTCTACCCACACGATCAAGCCCGTGGCTGCGGATGGAAATAACGCCACGTACTTGGGGGTTGCTCCCGTGTCAGTTTCCAATGGCAAGCTGGTGTCTCCTTATCAAGGAACGGCAGTTGATGCCGCCCAAGCGATTGGGGATATTCCAGGGCCGGTTCATGGGGTCATTGCAGAGTTGACGTTAAATACTGGGGACGCTTTTCAACCCGGTGCCGTCGTCTATGCGATTGGATCAGTCGATGCACAGACGGTGAGCTCTTCAAGTAATACCGGGGCGCGAGTTGCTACAGGGATCTATCAAGGTCCTGCCGTAGCGTCAGCAGCAGCTGGTCAGAAGGGCTTGGTCCTAGTTGGCTGTGCGTATCAAGCTGGCACCCTATCGATCTAAAATTTTATTCAAGATTGGAGCATTTTTATGAGCGATGAAAAAGCGATTACTCTTCCAGCGTTCCGAAACTCGGAAGAAGAAAACCTGAAGGTCATTGAAAAATCAATTTGGAGAAATCCCGATCTCAAGGGGTTTCGTGAAAGTTTCCTGCGTCGACATCAGATCGATCTCTATGATCGAAAGAATTTCGTTGAGGGCGGAAAGTTCCCTTGTTTAGAGCGCAATTTCTCTTTCAAGAAAGTCAGAGAGAAAACTGAACTCAGAGAAGCAGATTCCGCTTCTGCTTGGGCTCAGTTGTTGCGTGCTGGTGTACAAACAAACGTGAACAACGCGTTTCAAAGCGTGCCGGTGACCTACACGAAATGGGCTCAGGTTGTCCAAAGCAAGAAGGACACCGAACTCTATGCCCCTTTGCATGGAATTGGGTTTCCTCGCGAAGTAGGTCGTCAGGAAAAATATCCCGAAGTTCGAGCTGCAGGGTTAGACATCAAACTGGCTAATCGCAAGTTTGGAGAAATGTTTGCGGTTGAAGAAGAACTGTTGATGGATGATCAGACCAATCAAATGGCCGGTCAAACCTCATGGATTGGACAGTATTTAGCATTAGTCTATGAGTGTTATGCTTACGGGAAACTTGCTTCCGTTTCGGGGACACAATATGCCGATCTCACGATTCCTACCTCTGAAACGAAGCCATCCAATGAGTCGAATTATCCGTTCGCTGCTGCGGCGGCTCCTTTCGTGGGAGGAGGTTTCAATAAGCCTGCAGCATACGGAGTTCCAAGCGTGGCAAACATCCAAAACGGAATCATCGCAATGAACCAGCAGAAGAACTTGCTGGGTCTGAAGATGGGCGTCTCCGTTGACACGATTGTTTATGGGCCGAGCTATGACTTTGATATCTCGATCCTGCTTAACTCGCAGTACTATCCTGCAGGGGCTCAATCAGCTGGGACCACAGGCGGAGCGTTTGCAAATAACCCACTGAAATCACAAGCCGGTCAAGGTTTGAAGAATCAGTGCATGAGCCGGTTCATTGCCAAGAATGACGGGACCATGAACGGCGATTCCCATGCTTGGTACTTGATGGATACCTCGAAGCCCTTCTTTATCGTTCAGATGCGATCGGCTGCCGAAGTTACCCAGGAAGCTGCGAACTCCGGTCAAAGCTTTGATCGGGATGTGATCCGGTTCAAGGGTCGCACTCGAGGAAATGCGGATTGGATTGATCCTCGTTTCTGCTGGCAGGGGAACGACGGAAGCGTCTAATTCGTAAATTGTTGTGCCGGGACCCGGTCGGGCTTCAACTACCTGACCGGGTGTACCTTTTAGGAGATTTATTTGAAGATGAAGAACCAGCAGATCGCGGCCAAAGTGATTCGAAGAACCCATCCGAGGGTATCTGATTTTATGGCGGGAACAAAAACTCAGGAAGTAAAACACGAAAGACGTCTGGAACGTGTTGAACATTTGAAGCTTTTGAAAAGCAGAGCCGAGCGATTGGCTCGCGACAACTACTGCGTCATGAATTGGAAGTGGCAAGGATCGGAGACGGCTTTTCCGGATGAACCCTGGTTAAGAACGGTTGAGAAATACTATCCAAACGCCCAAGGAGGCCCTCTTCTCATTGATGAACCCCTTTTACCCGAGGACATCAAAACGTGCGAAAGGAAGCGCCCTTATCTTGAAAAACAGGGCTATTGCTACGTGGTCTTAGAGCCCAATGTGGATGAGTTTAAAGATCAAGAGGAGCTGACGAAATGCCGTGGACGTCAAACGCAATGGCAATCACATCACTGAGGAACTTACTCAGTGATAATTCAACGGATAAGTACGCTTATCGGAAGAAAGTATTCGGGGATCTAAACGGAACCAACCTTACCTTCAAAACTTTCGAGGATAAACGGGTAACGGATTTCACCAAAGACACGCAAGCTCAAGGTGTCTACAAGAACAATGTTCAGTTAGCGACTAATGCGATTGCCTCAGACAACCCTCAAGAAGGGGAGTTCACGTTAGTATCAGCACCCGTCGATGGCGACATCCTACAAGCTTCTTATTACTATCGGTGGTTTTTAGATTCTGATTTGGATTCATTCCTTCAGAATGCCTCGCTTTGGTTGGGATATAGCACGACTTATATCAACCTTCCGGATGGGCTTATTCCTGCGTGTCTCAGATACAGCGCCGGTGAAGCTTATGAAAAGCTTTACCTCAGATGGTCCATGCGAACCAATCAGACTTACCTTCTTGAGGATTCCCCAGACGATAACATCAAGATGATTGATAGCTTTCAATCGATGTCGAAACAGTTCAAGGACATGGCAATCGAACATCGAAATGACTACTACACGAGGCAAGGACAAGCAAAAGCGCCGCTCTATGGCTTTGCCTTGGGTCGGATTCGGGACATCCCACCGAGAGGGTGAAAATATGGGTGCATCGTTTAGAAAAGTTTCATCCGGCATCGAACAGAATTTGAACGGGAAGCTTACCCGAGCAAAATCAATTCGAGCTTTCTTTATGAGAGTGACCCTCCCCCAATATTACAATGCTCAAAAAAAGAGGTGGGACACTGAGAATTCATCAGAAGAGGAAAAATGGGATCCCCTGACTGCCGGGTATGCCAAAATTAAATTGAAGAAATTTGCAGATTACCCAGGTCAAGGGAAGGTCACAATGGTTGCCACTGGGAAGCTTGCCAAAAGTGCCGTGGGTGAGGACCTAGCCGGAAGCCAAGTTCTTGCAACCGATCGGTCGCTTACGATTAGTTTAAACACAAGTTACATCCCTTACGCCGAGTACGCTTCAGCTGCTAGACCGACGATGGTATTTGGGGATACTACGACTCGTGAGATGAAAGAGCGCCTCGTGCGTTATATCATCAGAGGGGCTTAACGGAGATGACCTTCACTCATCGTAAACTTGCAGAAAGCGCGGTTTACATGATCAGGGATTACATTAAGGCGAATATTGCCTCTGCCCTTTCTCAGATCAGGACCGAACGAAATGATCCCAGGGTCACCACAGAACCTCCACCTTCTCAAAGCTATTTTATTTATCCGGGAGCAAAGGGATATCGCCTGCCTGCGGTATTCATTATTTGCGAGCGCATGGATTTTTATAGTCCGGATGCGGGGGCGAATTTTGTTCATTCGAAAGATAAAATTAATGTGAGTGTCGTTATTGAAGATCGAATGAAAGAATACCTCATGATCAAAGCCTGGCGGTATCAAGCAGCCCTCCACGGACTACTTGAGCGCCTGACTTTGACTTCTGCAGACAATGCGGTCAAATTGATTGTGAGGGTAGATAGTGCTGAGTTTTCGCCCATGTATTCCTCTGCAAAAGAGGGAAAAACGGAATCTGCGTTTAAACAAGAAGTCGTCTTAACGTGTGAAGTAGAACATTATGAAGCTTATTAAAAAAGAGGAGGCTTGAGCCCATGCCACTGACTACGGCTACAGTAACCCCGAGTAATATGAACCTAACTCCGTGTCAGGTGCTCTTTAATGGCGTGGACTTGGGTGGAACCCTTGGTGAAGTAAAAGTCCATATCCAATACAAGAAAGCACCTATCAAAGCAGATCAATACGGAGACACTGTTCTTGATCGACGGGTGTCCGGGATTGAAATCAGCGTTGAAACAGAGCTTGCCGAAATTGCTAACAAAGCAAATTGGGCGGCTGCGTTTCCTCATATGGCGATCGTAGGGAGCAGCACGGCAGGGTATCTCTATTCAAAGATCGGTGAGAGTGACAGTTCAAAAGCTCAAACCTTAATTCTTCACCCTCTTTCGCAGGCATCTTCGGATAAATCACAAGATCTCAAATTTTATAAAGCAGTCGCAGAAGCAGTTTCGGATTTCACCTATGGATCTAGCAAACAGATGGGTCTTAAGGTGAAATGGAATATCCTTCCTGATACCTCAACAAGTCCCCCTCAGTTTCTATTCTTAGGAGATCCCTCCACTGGACTTGTTGCAGCGTCTGCGGCTGCTCCAAGCTTCACAGGAACCGGAAGCGGAACCGTGACGGCTGTCACCGTCGCAAACGGAATTACTAGGACCGAAACAATCACAGTCAAGTGTGTGGGCGCTTCAACCGGAAATGATTTCTATGTTTCCGGAAGTCTCAGCGGGCCCTTAGGTGAGGTCCATATTGCTGCAGCGAATCTGAGCACGGTTAATTTCACCTCGGGACCGATTAATTTCACGATTAACCAAGGAGCCACCCAGTTTGTTTTTGGTGATCAATTCACGATCGCAACAACGGCTTCAAACTATGCCTAAGAAAAAGAAGGGACGCACGTGGGAGTTTTCACGATGAAGCCTGCAAGACAACAGAAACTAGATCCATCGAAGGTCATCGTTGATCTTGATGCATTGGTTTCTGAGCCACAAACGTTTAAGTGGGCAGGGAAGGTTCATGTGATCAAACCCATCACTGTTGAGACCTTTTTCAAGGTGACTCAAAACATTGCAAAACTGGATCAGCTTCGTGACCCAAGTACACTGACCCAAGAAATGTTCGTGAACGCATACACGGATGTCTTTTCTTCCGTCTGTGACACGATTTCATCGAAGGATGTAGAAACAATGACCATTCCTCAAAGGGGAGCGTTGCTTCAATACATCCTAGATTGTATCAAGGGGCAGACGCAGACTCAGGACTACGAAAAAAAAAACCTTCCGAATCGGGGAGCATAGAACACTACCGAACTGAGGTCGCTCCTATGCTAGCTGAGGTGTGCCGATTCTTCGGGTGGACTCTCTCTTATGTTCTATCGATGCTAGCCACCCAGTTCTTTTTGATGCTGAAAACTGCTAGGCGGATGCGAAATATTGAAATGGCGGAACTCTGTGATATCCACGCAATCCCCATAGGTGGGGCTGAGTGGCATAAAACAGTTCAGGAACGATACACCCGATCATTTGAAAGGGAGTTGGATCCACAGGTTCCAAGCCTATCCAGTCGAATTACTCCACCAGATCAGGCAGGTCCTTTGATGCTTGAACTCTTTGCGACAAAGAGGAGGGCAATGGGCTATGGCTGATGATAGCAATACCTCGTTTAAACTCGATCTAGATGCCCATGAGTTCATCGAGGTCGCTCTTAAGGCAAAGGAGTCAATCAACTCTCTCGGCGAAGTGGAGAGCCTCACAGCTTTAACTGAGGGGATTTTAAAAGTTGGCGGTGTGATTGGCATCTTAGGCACCGCCCTTTTCGGCATCAAAGAAACCATGGATCTCGTCTTTGATGCCGAAAATATCAAAGCAATTGAAGCCCAGTTTGAAAAGCTCTCCGAAAGTGCTGGCGTTTACTCGGAGACTTTAAGAGAAGGCCTTGCCCAAGCATCTGCTGGCTGGGCCGATGAAACCGATCTCATGCAAGCTGCAAATAAAGCGATGGTGCAGCTTCAGACGGGGGTAAAACAACTTCCGGAACTTTTGGAAGTAGCCCGGAAGGCCGCCGCATTATCGGGGAAGGATTTCCTAGAAACTTTTGAAACCATAAATCAGGCCGTTGCCACAGGAAATACAAGGCAACTGAGACACCTGAATATTATCATTGATCAAAAGAAGGCTTACGAGGATCACGCAAAGAGCATCGGATCAACTGTCGACCAACTAACGCTTGCGGGTAGGCAACAAGCGGTCCTGAATGCGGTCTTAGAAACAGGGAAGACGGCATTTAACGGGATCAATCCCAACATCCGGGAAAATCAAAATCTCTGGACGATGCTAAAAGTAACCCTCCACGAGGTGGGAGAGGTTGCAACCCTAGCCTTTGATAAGATTGCAGGCCCCTTAGTTCGCTCTGAATTGAGTGGCTTGGGAGCCATGGCAAGGGACTTGAAGTCTTGGTTCATTGATCATTTCGGAGAAGGCGCTGAGCAAGCCAAGGTTCACGCTGAAAATCTCAGAGACAAGGTCATGCAGCTTAAGGGCGAGCTCATTGATCTTGAACAAAAGAAGCTCCACGGATTGGATTTTGCTCCAGGAGATACAGAAGCAAGGATTCAAGGAATTACCCAGCAGCTGAAAGAGTACGAAGCGGAACTCAGCAAGATTGAAGAGGTTAAGAAGAACGCCGAAAAGGGAGAACCTGGAGGAGGTTCTTCTTCCGAGGTCTCAAAAGCTTCCCAGATCGATTTAGACAAACAGAGGGAGCAAAAAGCAAAGTTTGCCCAAGAGATTCTAAGGATCCAATCCGAAATCACCAATCAAGAAATCAAACAGATGCAATCCGTCGCACAGGCGGATGAACTCTACAACAAGAGAAGACTTCAAGAAGTCGCAGCAATCGACGCACAAATTGCGCAAATCAGGGCACAAGCTGCGACAGGACAGGGAATCACAGAACAACAGGCAAATCAGAAGATTGAAGCCCTAAGTGAGCTTAAAAAGCACAAGCTCATTCAAGACGAAGCTGAGATTGAAAAGTTTAGAGAACAGGCTCTTGATCAATACGTTAAACATGCAACCTCCGCCTCAGATGGTATACAGAGGGCGTTTAAAGCGGGTGCTGAGAAAAGCAAACTAGAATTAAATGACTTTGGAAAGTTGGGACAACGGGTTTTTGATGCATACAAGACACACTCTACTCAAGCTTTATTAGACGTCGGGGCTGGAAGTAAAGACGCAGCGGAGGCGATGAGAGGGTTTATGTTTGGAGCCATCGCCGATATTGCCCAGGCAGAAGGCGAAGTCATGATGGCTCAAGCATTCGAAGGAAACTTCGCAGCCGCAGCTGCAGGTGCGGGACTTATCGCCTTAGCCGGTTTTCTTCGCTCGCAATCTCAATCTTCGGCAACGACGATGCCTTCTACCGCTTCCGGAGGAAGCAATACACCCTACGAGACCACAAACTATGGCACTCGAACTGATCAACCACCGACACTTTCTGACTATCAACAAAATCAACAGAAGCAATCCGTGGTCATCAACGTGCAAGGAAGCTATTTTGAAACCGAGCAAACCAAGATGGCTCTTGTTGATCTGATTAGGCAAAATCAAGATGCGACTCAATACACGATTAGCACGATTGGAGGAACCTAAATGGCTCTGACTCAACAAAGCCTATTCCTCTATGGATATACCGTCACAACGGCCAACCGATATATTGATTTTAAGATCAGTGGAGGAGGATCCACTTTAACCGCAACACTCCCGGTAGGATATTACTCGTTGACTCTTTTGATGAGTAGCATTGCAACGGCCTTGGGAAGCATTGACACAACCAATACTTATACCGTTACCGCTAATCGAGCTATCGGAGGAAACCTTCAAAATAGGATTACGATTTCCACGTCGGGAGCCTATCTTTCTCTTCTGTTTAGCTCCGGCACAAACGCGGCCTATAGTTGCGCATCACTGATTGGTTTCAATGCTTCTGATTATACAGGCGCTACCACTTACACGGGATCCACAACGACGGGAACAGCTTTCCAGCCTTCATTGATTGGTTACAATTTTCAAGACACTTCTCAGTTGGTTAAGGTGAATGGCAAAGTGAACATGTCGTCCTCTGGCAATAGAGAAACGGTGATTTATTCAACTCAATATTTCTCTCAATTCCAGTTCAAATATATTTCTCTCACTGAAGCAACGAATTCTTGGAGTCCCCTTCTGAGTTGGATTTCTCAGGGACGCTTAATTGAATTCACTCCAAACTATGGGACTCCTTCGACGTTCTATGAGGGATGGATTGAGAGAACATCTTATGACGGAAACGGGTTAGGGTTTCAGTTAAAGGAAATGCTCCCTGAATTTCCTTTTTATTACGATACGGGTCTTTTGGTGTTGAGAACGAGACCGACCTCTTGAGAGGAGGAGTAGACTTATGTCGATTGTAAATGGGCAGCCGGTGAATCAATCTGCAAGTAACGCTGCATGGTTGGGCCAAGAATATATTACAGCCGGGTTAACCACAACTGTGACGTCGGGAGGGACAACTGTCCTAACTTCGACAAGTTCGACTTCCCAGCAATTCACGGGAGTCCTTACTCAAACGGTAAAACTTCCTGATGCTACTTCTCTGGCAGTGGGCCGGCTATTCAAGATCTTGAATCGATCTACTGGGATAATCACGGTGAACTATCAAGACGGTACCATTTGCACTACGGTTGCCGCCGCTTCTCAAAAGGACTTCCAAGTCGTCAGCATTGGAACTACAAATGGAACTTGGGATGCCGGGGTATTTCCAAGTGCTTCTAGTCCGACGGTCGGCACGGTTAAATCAAACGCACTGATCAATTTGGGATTATCGGTAACGGCAAGCAGTGGAACCATGACCATCGCTTTGAAACAAAATGATGGTTCAACGGATCCTTCGTCGGGAAGTGGCGCTGTTTTAATTGCATTCAGAGATTCAACAAGTGCAAGCGGGGATTATGTCCTTAGATCCGTGACCGCGGCTTTATCCTTGAGCTTGGCGGGTGCTTCAACTTTAGGCGCTGCGAGTGGAACCGCAGTTTATGTTTATATCTATGCGTTTGATAATGCAGGGACGGTTACACTCGGTGCCGCTATAATTCCTTACGATGAAGGTTCGGTTCAAAGCAGTAGCACGACTGCAAATAGCAACCAGGTCATTTATCAAGCATCGGCTTTGACCGGCAAACCGGTGCGACTCATTGGGCGGTTTAAAGCGACTAATACGAGTAGCTCATGGGGTTCTCCAACTGAAGTTTCTCTTCAACCGTTTGAAAATTTGAATTCTCTTTTAGGATTTAAAGCGACTGGTGCGTCTACTGCCACGGTTAACGGTAATGTAACGCTGGTAAATGGTACTGTCAGATTCGATCCGGTCAACATGTATAACGCCGCAACCGGGGTTGCTACGATTCCGAAAGCCGGAAAATGGGTGGTCATGGCCACTTATGGAATTAACGGGGGTCAGACTTTAGGTACCGGTCAATATTACGGTTTGAATGTAAAACAAAACGGGGTTGATAATTTAACACCTCAGCAAACGGTATGGGGGACTGGTACAGTTGGAGCCCAACCAGGCGTATCACTTCCAACTGTAATCGATTGCGCTGTAGGTGATACGGTGTCAATTACCCTAAATTCCAACGTTGCTCTGAATGGTCAAGGGAATTACTCGTCTTTTAGCCTTTTCAGAATAGGGGGATAAGTGGCGATCATCCCAACCAACTATAGTTTGTGGAACCAAGCGAACAATAAAAATATTGTTGTTGTGGTTACCATTGCGGGGATTACGGATATTTTTTCAAATCAAACTTCCCTGAATACGGTGATCAGATACGGGGACCCAGGGCTTACCTACGGCATGGCCGGACTGACTTACGGAACGAATCTCAGGAGGTTCTCCACCGGAATCAAAGACTACCTAGCGCTTGACCAAAGCTCGATGGTGATTCAACAAAAGATCGAGCCGGAACAAGGGAAAGCTTCGATCACGACTTTCACGATTGGGATGATTGATAAGGATTCTTATTTTACCAACCTTGTCAGCCCAGGCTTGGTAGTTCCCGAGATTTTGGGCCGCAATGTGAACGTTTATTTAGGACACCTAAACACCTCGTACCCGGATGATTACATCCAGATATTTCGAGGGTACATCTCTGACATTACCTATGTGGGTGGGGTTTACCTCTTTCAAGTTTCAGATCCTGGCCTAAAGAAGAACCAGACGATCTTTCAGAGTCAGACTACGACTCTTACGGCGGGAATTAATAACTCCACCACAACGATTCCGATCACCTCCTATCTTGGATACACGCCCATCACCAATACAGGCGGCGGCTCTGATTCCGCAATCACAACGTACCTATTGATTGATAACGAATACATTTCGTATACCTCTGGCTCAATCTCTCCTACCGCCATTGGTCCAGGAGGAACCGTTACTCGAGGAGCTCGCGGTACTACAGCAGCAAGTCACAATTCAGGAGCTAGTGTAAGTTTCTGTATTCAAATTCAAGACGATGCCATGAGCATGGCGCTCAAGTTGATGCTTTCGGGTTGGAATGGTCCATGGGTTTCAGGCGTAGCGTGTTTATCTTTCAATAATCTCTTAGATGCCTCTGTTGGGTATTTTTCGGGCGCTGTTTTACTCCCTCAAAATGTCGATGCGGTTCGAGACTATGGCTTAGTCATCGGGGATACCGTCACGGTCTCAGGGGACGTCAACAATACAAAAGTAGGGACGATCACGGGTTTTATCGATGCTTTTAGCCAAAGCAACCGGGCAATCCTAACCACCGGAAGTTTTACAACGCAGGCATCAACCACGAGTACCCTCTCGTTTCGGTCTCAGTACGATTCCTACCCGGTTCTCTGCGGTTTGAAGATGACGCCGCAAGATGTGGACGTTACCCAACATCTTTATTTGAAAAACAATTTCCTTAGCCAAGCTTATAATGCGTTTCAATTCTTAATTACAGGACAGGAGAACGGGAAGAATTTTATTGAACAAGAGATCTACTTTCCAATCGGAGCCTATGCAGTTACAAGGCAAGGAAGATCCTCAGTTGCTTATACAAAACCTCCCTTTGGAGGAGTCCCGATTCTCACATTAGATAAAACCAACATCTTGAATCCAGGAGCAATCAAACCTTACCGATCAACAAATAAAAGAAAATTCTTTAACGTCATCCAGTTTCAGTACGACTATTCAGATGCTCAGGTTTTCCAGACGATTCAAAACATTGTAGACTCTACATCGATCACGAATGTGAAGCTTACTGGCCTTCTTACCATACCTTCGAGGGGCCTTAAGACTAGCCCCCTATCGGCTAATACTTTGGTTAGTCTCAGAAGCGCACAGCTCCTCAACCTATACAAAAATTGCGCACTACAGATCGAAGTTGAAACAACCTATGGAATTGCCTCCCAAGTAGAAGGTGGCGACGCAGTTATTCTCAGTGATGATGGATCCCTTCAGATTCCAAACTGGACAACGGGAACGAGAGGTCTAGGAACACAAACCTTTACTGTGATCGGAAGAGCGCTCGATATCAAACAGGGGTCGGGCAAGCTTACCTTGATGACGGGAACTGGGTTTCTTCCTACTGATCGCTTCGGATCTATCGCCCCGAGTAGTTTACTTGATGTCGGGTCCACATCCACTCAGATTGTCATCAAGGATTCTTTCAATTCAGTTTACCCTCAGCAAGAGTTCTTGAAGTGGCAAAGTTATATAGGAAATCGGTTACTAGTTCATTCCGCAAATTACACTGTTCAAGGGGAGTGTGTGCTTGTTGGTTTCGATTCCTCAAACAAATACAAGCTGAACGTCACAGGTCTCGGATTTACACCCGCAAGTGGTTATATCGTGGATCTTGCTAATTATTCGACAAGTACCAATGCCGTTTTTGAAGCAAATTCCAAATCAGCACATGCTTTTTTAAGTCCAACCTTGACGGTGACGGGGGGAATTTCTAATACTCAATTCACCGTTTCATCCGGGGATGCGGCCAAGGTTCAGGTGGGAAACTTTATCAAAGTCCATGACACGAGTTACACAGGAGCAACAACATCCGGTGAGGTGACTGTGAGGTCAGTGGTGGGTACTACCGTAACGGTATCCTCCTCGTTGGGATTTACGCCATCCAGCGGGCACAAGGTTGATCTCGTGGGGTTTGCAGATAAGGGCCAAGGGTACCGCTGGGTTTAGTTATAAGGAGATTGGATAATGAGCAACCAAGCATCAGTGAAATCGTATATTCAAGCGGAAGCATGTGTATTTAGAAGCGCGGTTAGTGAATCGTTAGTTCAAACAATTGCTGGGTCGGTTAATTACCTATTAGATAATACGGCACTCAACTATGGTCTTAGTTCTAGTTGTGGGTTATTTGTTGGACCTGGGCCCGGATATCAGCCGGTCACAAATTTATCTGTAACCATAACCACTTCTGGTCGGCCTGTGTATATTGGGATGATCGATGACGGAACAACTGATGGAAGTTCAACGTACTCGTATATTACCTACAGCTCATCTACTACATCATTCGTATTAATTAAAAGAGGAAGCACAACGATAGTAGCCGCTCAATCGGGCGCTAACGCTCCTGTTTCTTCAATTAGTACAGTCGATATCGTTGCTGCTGGAACCTATACCTATACTATTCATGCATTTAGTAATACTACTATATCTCATGCGAAATTATTTGTTCGTGAATTTTAGGGGTTGGTGCGAACCGTTGAATCTGGTTTAAATTCGAGGTCTGCTTGTTTGCAATCTTTTGCTAAATCAAATTCAAACACGGGAGTTGATTCTTCGTAGGTGAGTCCATATCGGATGGAAATGCTATTGGTTGAATACTGGAAAAAATAAGAAGTTGCTTGATAGTTTGAAAACCCATTTGGATTATAAAGCCAATACCGAAAATAATCGGAGACTCCAATATAACTTGGGGTGTTCACTGCCGCTGAACCTCCGCGAAAGGTAGCATTCTCTTCGGTTACACCTGCGGAAATTAAATAGGTTCCGTCCTTTTGGGGTAGATATTTAAATTGATACAACATTAACCAAGCCGGGTTATGGGTAGCCCTACCTTTATGAATGCACGTTACCGGTTTCGTTGGATCTAAGGAAGGTGCCGGGGAAGGATCCACAGTGTTGTTAATCGCGGTTGCAGATGGAAATGCCGGAGTTGTAATATCGCTTGTCGTCGAGGGTTGAGTGAGAGTAATAGGACCGGATACGACAACATCACATGCGGTTAGGAGTAGAAGAGAAAGACCTAAAACAAAATTCCTTTTCATAAAACCCACCTCTTGTATCTAAATACAGTGTACTATAGTATAGTGTATAAGTCAAGTATAGAAAAGTGTACTACAGTCCGATAAGAGGCATATGGGGAAGAAGATCACAGTTCAGGAAGCCATAGAAGTTCTTAGGGAATCCGGGATTCAAGTAGATCTCAACCATTTTCGTTACACGAAGAAAACCTTCGAAATTGAAACTGAAGTACTTAACCGGTTCATAAACAGAGTTAAATCAAACAAGTTGCGAATGAAAGACTGCGTAACCGAAGCCCTGTCCGATTGGTTGAAAAAGTCATTCTAAAGGATACCGTTGTCCTTGAGATGAAAACCTATGCAGAGTTTAAGGATGCGATCGGGATGGTGGAGTCTTCCGGAAACTATCAATGCGTAAACAAGTTCGGATACCTCGGTAAATTTCAATTCGGGATGGCCCGCCTTTGCGACCTTGGAGTTACGTCACGAAGGGCGCCTGGATCCTCTCACAGCGCATTTGAGTTTAACTTCCCCTTGTCGAAAGACATCTTTCTTTCATGCCCTAGGATTCAGGATCGTTGCTTCGACAAACACGTTCAGATGTTAAAAAAGAAAATCCCCAAAACGATTGGCGATCGTTTTATTGACTTATCGGGTGCAATAGCAGGTTGCCACCTTCTAAGCACGACCGGATTATTTTCTTATTTTGTTCAAGGCATCGATATGGAAGATGCGAACGGGACTAAGTTCTCAGACTACTACCACCGATTCTCTGGCTATCAGATTCCCTAAGTTTGACTTAAGCAATGGAAGCTCTACCGTTTAAATATGACGAAAATAAATGTGACGGTTTCGGTTGAACAATCCGGGTATCTGATCATGCAAGCAGTCGCTCACTTGGCCAAGGCGGTAAAGGAAGCGGCAAAAACAGGACATGGTTTTCAGCCGGGAGAGGATTTGCCTGTGATCATTGCTGAAGCTGCAAAGGATCTCCCCGTTATCCTTTCTCAGATTCCTTTGTTGTCTGGGGAAATTGGTGAAGACAAAATAGCATTTGCTAAAGGAATCAATCTTGGAACTTGGGAAGTCATTGATTCACTCACGAGTTGATTATGATACCCGAGGTCTTTACAGCTCTTTTGCCGCTCATCCCGGAACTTGTTAAATGGCTCCAAGAAGTGAGCAGAGGCGATCCCAAAGCCTACTTGCTCGAACTTGGAGAAGCTTTCACAAAACTCAATCATGCAAAAACTACTGAAGAGCGGCAAAAGGCCGCTCATAATATTAACGCTCTCATTTCTCGTCTTCCTAATTAACTGTAAGGGGAATGGGCCCAAGGTAAGCACTTGTGTGTCGGATCCACCGTCAGGTGGTTTTCAGTGCTCTGATTCGAATCAAAAGGGCTTCTTCTTAAAGTTTGAGGATTCAGCAAACTACGTGTGCTTCTCAGATTCAGATACGAGGACTCTTCTTGAATGGTGTTCTCAGCAAAAGAAAAATCCTAACAACTAGTGTAGACTAAATTACGAAGTGGAGCGGCGTGGAAAAAGCTGTGGTTTTGCAGGGACTTTAAAATAATTACGACCGACAAGTCCTATCGTGTCGGACCAAGCCACTGGAGACACGCAATCATGGGGAACGATGGCAAGTAAACCCCTCGATGATGGTAGCGGGGCACTGAAGAAGCCTGCAAACGTCTTGCCTAGCCAGAGTAGCGCATGGCCTCCACTTCAAATACTATAGATTTTACTAACATCTACTAATATTAGTAGTTCACAAAACCCCAATCTCAATCAGCTTCTTTTTGATCAGGCCCTCAGAGTAAGGTTTAATCACGTAACCATCCGCACCGAGCCCCATAGCTTTCATGATGGTGGCCATGTCCCCCAAGCCTGAGACGACGATGATATTGATGTCCTTGAGCCATTTAAACTTCGTTTCTTTGCCAGCTAGGATGGAAAGTCCTGTCTCATTAGGACTGATCAACACATCCATAAAGAACACATCTTGATGAGGAACGAGTGTTTTTGACGCTTGAAGGGCTTCGTAAACATCAGATGCTTCAATGACGTTAATGGAAAGCCCTCCTAAAATCCTCTTTAGCAAGTACCGATCTTCTTCGAAGTCATCTAAGACTAGTGCGGTCGGTCTCTTTTGGTCGTTCATAATGCTCCGTAAGAATATTATCAAAGATTCGGGTTTGTGCTTCGGGAGCCTGATCCTTGAGAAAATTGAGTTGAGTTTCCATCGCGTTCATTTTGAGTTCGAGCATGCCGCATTTTATGAACATGATGTTATATTTCTCCCTCCATGAATCGATTTCGGCTTGCATGTCGCGCCCCTTCTTATTTATTTCATCTTTCAAGGAGCGAATCTCAGTGTGCATTTCGTTACTAAGAGTCACGCGATCAACATTCTTCGCTTCGGCTTGAGACATCGAAGCCTTGTTCCTGAGCGTCAGAAAGCAGATGACAACGGAGCTGACCGTTGAGAGGACTGCAGTGATTGCGTGTGTAACAATCGTCTCAATTTGCATAAAAAGAAAAAGCCCCTTGTGACAGGGGCCTTTCAGCTTTTTCTCAAAATAGTTGGAAGGAAGGCTGTTCCCCCATTTAGAGAACCACCATGGCTCTCATGGCTAAATGGTCTAATTTTATGAGGGGAAAGGCAAGGCGAAATCTAATCCTGGGATTTTCCGTAATAGAATCCTGTAACGGTTCCAAGAAGTGTGATCAATGGTCCAAAAACAATAGTAAGCCATTCTCTCATCTCCAGGCTATGACAGCAGGCAACGGAAATTAAAGAACCGATAATGATTAGAAGGAGTAAATAAAACAGTGCTTTGGCAAGCCATCCACGAACATTTTCTCGCGCTTCAGAAGAATCGAATGGTTTGATTTCCGGCGTTCTATTTGGAATGTTTGTGAGATTTAGGGACTCTGTCATTTAAAAATAACTTCCGAAAACTTTCCATTCTTCTCAATTAGGACTTTTTCATTATTCTGTCGAACTTCATGAAAAAACGCCTCATTGGAGACCGCGCGCTTCAGCACGTCGCTCACAGATTCATGACGTTCGATTGCAATACGTTTTAGCGTTTCAAGCATTTCCCGGGGAAACAGAACAGACACCTCAACTGTATTCTTGTCCGTCATTTATTCCCTCCTCATTCTAGACTCATTGAATATACTACTGCAAAATGACATGCATAGTCAAGAGAAACTCTTACTGGTGATTTTTCACCGACCCTTGGGTGAAATTTCACCGAATGACGCAGGGGGGTTTTGGCAGTTTTGTCAGTTCGGTTTCCAGAGGTATTTCAAAAAAAAAGCCAGAGCCCCGACGCCCTGGCCCTTCGAATATAGATATTAACTTCTAGTTATTTGCCGCAACCGCAGTCGCATGAATTATTAGTAATGTTTGTAGTCTGTTCTATGTGGACGCTTCCCCATTCGGCAATAGCGCAAGCTGTATTTGAGATACCCAGGGAGAGTTGGGCTTGAGCTTTACATAACCCATCATCACCACAGTCTGCTACTTCCTTGCTGTAAACCTCCAGGGTTTTGTCAGTTGGACAACCTAGAGCCATCGCATTAATGCAGACCTTTTCGTCATCGATCCGCATTGTGATGCCTCGTGATTTCCAAAGCCGCTTGTGATGTTCGAGATCTTCTTTTGAAAGACCGTTATAAAACTTTTCAGGGTCTAAGCCGCATTTTTGAAGAATGATTTTTCTTTTAAAATTTGCCCAATCGATCCAACCATTCAATCGCTCCCTGTATTCCTTTGAGGAATGATCCAACTTTTGAATCGCTTCGAGTTCCTCTTTCAGCTCCTTTGCGATTTTCTTTTGTTCGGTAGAAAGATTTGATCCGTGTAGATCAACCCCTTTAATTAGTGGTTCCCCTTTAACCAGGGATTGCCCTGCAAACGCAGTCAGGGAAACCAGACTGCATACTAATACTAACAACTTCTTCATTTTTATGTTTACTCCTTTTGCCTTGATGGAAGCACTACACGGGACAATAGATGTTGGTCAAGAAAAAGAAATTGATTCCTTTTTTACCAATGAAGGATGTACTTTTTTTTCGATTCTTCTTTAGACGAAACTTGTTCTTCTTCTTGGTCCTTGAGATTTTTTTGGTACTCCTCAAAACGTTTCCAAAAATCTTTTACTAGATCAGACTCAAACTCCAACGGTTTAGTGGGATCCCAAGATTTCTCAAATAATTCTTCGTCTTTAGGTGTTTCCATGATGCAAAGGAACCTACTGCGTCATGCGCTTCTTGTCACCTTAAGATTTCTTAGACGACACCTCGTCAAGTTAAGATTTCTTAACTTTGACTAAAATTTCTTATCCTAGTCTTAGGTTGAAGCGAACGCTTCATTATGGTTGAAACGGTCGAATGAAAAAACTGAGGGGGATTGTTCCTACGAGTAAGAGGAAAAAACACTGGAGCAAACAACGGATGACAAGAGTCAAAAAGGAGCTTGCCTACTTATTGGAGCTCCACAATTCATTGGGGATGAAACTATCCCTACTAATTGAGTCTCTTCCAAAAGAACCTTATTTGTCCTCATGAGATTTAAGGACGCTATCCAAAGTAGACCTTAAGTATCTCCAAAAGGCGTTCAGCTCATCCGGGTTTAGCTTCGAAATATTTTCTTCGATGTCGGAGGGAAGTATGGTTTTTTCTTTGAGAGCTTTTTCGATAATTTTAAGAGCTTCAAGAGGAGTCGGTTCTATGCGAATGGGGTTAGGAAGTTCGCCTGGATATAGAAGGTTTAAAGGGGAGACTTCTAAAGCTTTTGCAATTGTTTCGAGGACATCCAAGTCGATTCTTTCGCCTTTTCGATAGTTATATAAAGTGTTTCGATTGATATTCAGGCGCTTCGCGAATTCGCCATAATCAAATTTGCGATTTTGCAGTATTTTTTCAAGATTTTTGCTGAAGTTCTTTTTTATTGACACTTCAGACCTCCCAATGCATGACTAGAATGACACCAATTTATAGCTATTTTAACGTTGCATTTTGACCACAAATCGTGCATAGTGCAGCATATGAAAGACGAACGGCTAAAAGCCAGGCGAGAAGAGCTAGGAATGACTACCGCAGAAGTCGCGGTTAAGTCTGAGTGCTCGATAGGTACTCTCGTCAAACTAGAACGAGGCGGAAAAATTCGTCCAAAAATCCGGTTAAGGATTGAACGAACTTTGGGCCTCAAACGTTTTCTGAACCCAGAGGAACAGAGAACTAAATAAATATTTTCTCACGGAAGACTAACTAATGAGTACGCACCTAGTCAAGCTGGGAGTGTACACAAGCGTCCAAAAGATGGGGTTTTTGGATTGTTCTAGAAAGAAGAAAGGAAACGGGGGGAGTATGAACCTGTTATCACAAGTCAAACGCGGCCGACTTAAAAAGCCGATCTTAACGTTAGTATATGGCCCGGATGGGGTCGGAAAGAGTACCTTCGGTGCTGATGCCCCGAATGCGATTTTCTTAGGTCCTGAGAAGGGAACAGCAAGCCTAGACGTAGCTAGGTTTCCTAGCCCGACGAATTTCAAACAAGTAATGCACGCGATTGAGGAACTGAACTCAGCCGAACACGAGTATCAAACTCTGGTCATTGATTCATTGGATTGGATTGAACCGCTGGTCTGGGATCAGGTATGCAACGATGCCGGAAAGTCCAACATCGAAGAGGTGGGTGGAGGATACGGTAAGGGTTACGTAGCAGCTAACAAGGTTTGGCTTGAGATGATCGGGAAGCTTTCCCGGCTACAAGAAACCCGTGGGATGAATATCATTCTCATTGCCCATAGTCAGGTTAAGACGTTTCAAGATCCTCAAACCCAATCTGGTTATGATCGATATCAACTCAAGCTGAATGAGAAGGCTGGAGCATTGTTTCGAGAGTTTGTAGATTCCGTTCTGTTTGCCAACTATGAAGTATTCACCAAGAAGGACGGGGGAAGAACCCGCGCCTTCGGAGACGGAGCCCGGGTTTTATTCACCGAGCGTCGACCTTCCTTTGATGCAAAAAACCGTCTTGGGCTCCCCTTTCAGATCCCACTCTCCTTTGATGAGTTCGTCAAATCGTGTGAAGCGGGTCAACCTGAAGATCCTGAATTGATCAAAAAGAACATCGAAGAACTTCTGAGTCAGGTGAAGGATCCTGAACTCAAGAGCCGAGTCATGGAGGCAGTCGAGAAGGCTAGCCAGGACTCAACGAAACTAGAGAAGATCCAAAACCGTCTGCGAAGCAGACTTTCAAACTAAGGGGGTAGATATGAGTGTGAAGCCAGGAAAGTACATTGGACGAGTTGTTGATTACGGGATCGGTACCACAAAGAATGGTGATCCGCAGGTCATGGTTCAGTTTCGATTTGAGGATTCTGACCATAAGACTCAGCAGATGACGTGGTTTGGAAGTTTAAAGCAAGGCCAGGAAGGAAAAAAAGCACCAAGGGAAATTACAATCGATGCCCTGCTTGCTTGTGGACTAGCCACGGATGAAATCGAAAGTTTGGCAAACGGGCCCCAAGGTTGTGCCCTCGATGAGGAACGCGATGTTCAGCTTACGATCGAGGAGGAGACTGACGATAAAGGGAAAGTCAGGTCTAAGATCAGGTG